ATCTCAGTCAGACCAACAAATAGCTCCCTAGAATTATTAAAGTCTAGCGGCATTGCTACTCCCTCGGGGGTAGGTTTCCATTCTTCATTAAAGTCTAGGTAGTATTTACGAAGATGAAGATACTCTACTCCCCTAAAGGCACTTACTGTAAGTCGTACCTGTACTTCTTTATCTTCATCGTAATGAATAATTTTTTCATACATTTCAGGGGCTTCATGTAGTAACATTCCTTTTACCTCTCATTCTGTAAGATGGAAGCAAGAGGTACTACACTAGTAATATTCTCTGGTTTTAGTAGACGATATGAGTCCGTATCCCAGCAAAATAATAGCAAAGTACTATCAGATTCTTTGGCTCTGTTTTTCTTGTTTTGTATGTAAGGGGTGGAAAAATCCAGGGTACATACATTATATTTTAACTTATTTGAGTTTTCACTCCTATAAGTAATAATTGCGTCTCCACAATCCTTTACAAGGTCTGCTAGTTCTTCTTTTTTCACATCTACTCCTTAGGTAGCAGGTCAGTAAAATTTTTTACATTGCCGAACTCTAAGGTTATTTATTCAGACAGCAGAAAACCACTCTCCGCTAAGAGAGTGGTTCAAGTAAAAATTAATTAGTTAGCGGCTACGTTACCGATAACACCAGCAAAGTATTGAGCTGCTTTACCTGTCAGCTTTGAAATAACATCTTCGTCAACTTCTTGACCAGCATCAGTTAGGGCTGCAACTAAAGCGTCTTGGGCTGCTTGCTTTGATACACGACCGCCCCCAGTGCTGCCAGCAGCTTTGGTAGCTCCACCGGCTGCAGGAGTCTTCTTAACGTATACTCCAGCTTTAGTAAGAATCATACGAACACCGTTGGGTGACTCTTCCAATTCTTCTGCAACTGCTTTGACAATTTCCATACTGGTTTCAGGTGTAGGCTCTTGCTCTTCATACATTGCTACTGCTTGAGCCTTCTTGTCATCGTCCCATGCCATTCTTCGTTTCCTCTTTGGTTGTTTTGAGCCTGGGCAAGTACCCAAGCGGTTAAGTTGTTGTTGATAAAATCGGTCGCCCATTGGTTCCCTCACTTTTGAAATTATATTATACTTCAATATAAGGAAGTTGTCAAGAACTATTTTTATAAACGTGAGAGGTCAACCCCGTACTTTTCTAAATGTTGAAGAGAACCTAGATCATAGGCAAGCGCAGAGGCGTAAAAACCCCCGCTTTCAATACCACCGATCCAAAACTCTTTACTACTATCAAAAGGCTCCGTTACCCAAATGTTGTAACACTTAGCTCCGTACTTCTTTTCATAATTTGTGTCTTTAAAGCCTGCTCTTTCTGCTTGATAATCTACGGATAGTTCATAGCGGATTTCCGCTGGAGCATGGTGTCGGGCAGACCAAACAATTTGTCCGTCTACAAAGTCTTCAGCTACACACTCTTCAGGTAAGTAGCCTACTTCAGCCCTTTCCTCTTTAGATACTCCTCGACTAGGGATACCGACTTTTTCCACAATGGACTTGACAAATCCTGAGGAACGATATAAGGACTTTGCGATGGCAGCAATTGAATCCCCCGATAGGTAATCTCGAATAACTTCTGAGATTTCCATTTGGGTTGCTGCTTTACCTCTATTTTGAGATTTTCGTAATTGTACATAAGCTGCCTGCTCATCATAGTCTTCAATTATTTTAGATAGTCTCGCCGTATTGTACGAAATGTTTAGGATTGAACAAGCTTCTTTTTTTGTTATCGGCTTCGATCCGTCCAGAGGATTCAAGAGGTCTTTTACTTTCTGTACATTCTCTGGAGTTATGTTCTCGTACTCCTTCTTCTTTACCATTTTCAATCCTCTCTATTTCTCTATTAATATACCATACGGCTTTCTTTAAGTCTTCTACTTCATTTTGTTTGAGTCCTGCTCTCCAGATGTACTTGAGAGCATTACCCAGGCAGAAGTTCATGTGCTCTGTAATTTGTATACACTCTACACCGCTTGGGTGTGCAGTGTAGTGGGGTGGTTTATTTACATTATCTGTCATAATTACTCATCTGCGTCATAGTTACAATACCACGGTCCGCTGTCTGGTTCGCTGTACCACCAGTCCTCTTCTAAAGCGTTGGGGCATCGTACAGGGTCTCCGTTGCTGTACCCATCCCCAATCAGATACTCTCCACAATTAGTGCAGCAAAAATCATCTTCTGTCATTTTGCGGTAATCCTCTTCTCATAATCTGCGAGTTCGTCATCCCACCAATCGGGTTTTGGACGTCCAGTCCAAACGGCAAAAGTAGCCTTGTCGAGATGATAATAGTCACGATAAGACTGTATAGGGTTATCATAGTCTTTGAGCACATCTGGCATTGCCAGTCCGAAAGTGGTAAATCCAAGTCGTTCCATCTTGACAGGCTCCGGGAGCTCGTTAATAACCGTGACTGATTTATGTTGTTTTCCATATCTGTATCTGTATTCTTCTCCAAGTGCATTTCCATAACAATGAGTCCACTCGAAGTTATCAAGTGAACTGCGCGCCCAAATAGTACAAGGATGATTGTACATCATCGGCAAGTATGGTGTAACGGTACGCTCTTCTGGTTTTAGAGGCTTTTCAGGAGCTTTCGCTTCATTGAGTATAGCATTCTCTTCTTTAGTAAGAGCACGAGGAACAAAGCCCAAGATATTATCTATCCAGATACAAGTACATAGTATCTGTGCAACTTCCAACGGCATTTTTACAATATGTTTATCGACATGAGCTTCTGCACACTTGTCGAGATTGTCGTCAAGGTAAAATAGGTTCATGGTTACTCCGAAAATTTTATATATTATACTAAAATCTCGGCTTTTTGTCAAGATCTATTTTAGGGTCTACTGTATATACAAGTTCATCTGTATCATAGTTTCGGACCTGTACTTCTGAGCTATGACGCTTTGACATATGTTCTGCAAAGTTTACAGCACTATCAAACTCTTCAAATCTTGTATACTTTTTAAAACCGGTATTTTCGTAAGTAACCATGTAGGTTTTCATATTAGTTGCAGACTCCTGCATCATCAGAGGCATCGTACCCTGTATCCCCACAGCCGTAAACGCCGTTATTGTTAGTATCACAGGCTCGTTGCCAAGCGACCTGAGTAAACGTTAGACCTTCTGACCAAGGTACATAGGCTTTACACCATTCGTGAGAGCCAACTGTCATGTCGTCATCTGTACCATTATCGATTTCTACATAATCCCGTCGAGTAGTTTCAGGAAATACTTTGAATTGAATAGTCCTTCCGTTGTTATACTTCTGTTGACGGTATAGGGTATCTTTTGTTACATGAATCTTCTCACCTTCTGTAAGAGTGAGAGTGGATCCGTCGTCGTAATTAATTACAGTTTCTGCGGCTACGCAGATGGGCGCAATAGCCAACAGAGAGAGTAAATACTTCATTAATTCTCCTAGGGAAATTAAACTTTTTCTAACCTCCGCATGAGCCGTTCAGCTCGGTTCGTAACTTGCCGATACCACAAAGAGTCTCGACCTTCTGCCGCTGCCTCTTTCCATTTACCTTGAGACAGCATATTCTTCATATTTTTAAATCTTGCTAAACGTGGGCCACCAAGATTAAACGCCATGTTTACTAGAATTAGTTGAACCTCTTCCGGCCAATTGTGCCACTGTCCGTAAAGCTGTTCGCAGTCCTTAATGGCAACTTCAATGTCTCTATCGAAGAGCTCTCTTGAGCGTTCTGCCGTAATGGGAGTACCGGTTGATTCTCCAAACTCTTCATCTTTTTCTGTGACCAGGTGTCCGATACCAATAGTAGGGTATCCCAAATGGTCCTTATAAATTTCGAGAATTTCTCCTTCGTCTTCTTTAATTTCTTCATATAATTTATCTCGATTCATTTTTTACTCCTATAATCCGCAATTGCGGCTTTGATCGCGTCTTCGGCCAACACACTACAATGTATTTTTACAGGCGGGAGTGATAGTTCTTGAGCAATTTGGACATTGCTGATTTCTCCTGCCTCGTCAAGGGACTTTCCTCGAACCCACTCAGTGAGTAATGATGAAGAAGCAATAGCACTGCCGCATCCGTAAGTTTTGAATTTAGCATCCTCAATAATTCCGTTGGTCGATACTCGGATTTGAAGTTGCATGACGTCTCCACATGCTGGAGCACCTGTGAGGCCCGTTCCGACATCTGGAGCATTCTTGTCAAGTTTTCCGACATTCCTGGGATTTTCATAGTGATCTAATACCTTATCTGAGTACATATTTCTTCACTCGCTTTATGCTTCCATACATTTGGTAGAAGTCCGTGCACGAGAAGTATAAAAGCTACTTTCCAGGCGCCTACTAAATGTTGAAAATATGTTTTATCTATTTCGTTAAGGTGATTCACGGGCATACTTTAATACTAAAATATAATGTAATCCCTAGAAAAATAGGAGCACACATCATTATTAGTCCGATTCCAAATATCTCTAGCATTTCACCACTCCAATAGCTTGTTTAGAGTTCCCTCTTGTACTACTTCTTCAGTATCTTCCGGGGTTTCAAGAATCATTGTGTTAATACTATCTTCGTAATATAAAATAACGGCTTTTTGTTGATTGATATACCGTCGTAGCTCTGCAACATTCAAAGACATATTCTCATAGTCTGGAACGCTCATAGCAAAAAATACAGTTACACCGGCCTCTTCTTCAAAGGTTTGTAAAAACTCTTCTAAGTTCTCAGGTGTTACAGCATAGAACTTAACTCTATGCAAATTAAGGGGCTTTGGTTGTGGCTGTATTGGAATGTCTTTTACAACATAGTCCGTTTTTACAACTACTTCTGGCTCAATAGTAGCACAACCACTACTCAGGGCTGTCAGCAATACTAGGCTGCTTACCAGAATCGGTTTCGAGCTGATCAAAGATTTTAGCTGTCGCATTGTTTACTCTCTTTTCGATAAGACCTGGCTTTTGCAAGGTCAGTGCTGTAAGGTCGTGACGGCGTAACTTGGAGGCTAACTCATCTTGGTACTCTTCAGCCTCTTTTGCTCTTTCTTGTAATACTAACATATTTTCTTGAGCAAGCTGATAATCACGAGCCATTGAATTTATAGTGTCTTGGTTTGTTTCTGCAACCATCATAAGTTTACTATTGTTCTCTCGAAGGGTTGCTATAGTACTTTGTGTATCTTTATAGTACCAAAGAGCTCCACCGCCCATAGAGCCTACTAACATTAAAATAATTAAATATGGCATTTATATTCCTGAAAACCGCCTGGGACATAACCCAGGCGGGAATTAGTCATGCAAGGGCTGAAACACACAAAACTACTGTGCTTGTCACCCAAAGACTTATTAGATAGATTCCATAAGTATTTAAAGGTCGAAAGAGTTTTTTCTCTTCAGGCATCATGAATCTGTACCACCCTTGCCTTCTCTTCTTCGGGCACTTCTTGATAAAGCTCTACGCAAAGAAGGCCGTTCTTCATGTATGCTGTGTCAAGTTTAATGTTTGATCCCACTTTAAATACTCGAGTGAAAGTTTTTCCACTCAAACCCTTATAGACGTATTCTTCATCTTCTGCTGCTTCTTGTTTCGAAGTTCCTTCAATACGAAGTTCGTTCTTATCAAAAGTAATCTCGATATCGTCTTTATCCCAGCCAGGAACTGCAACTTCTACACGATAGCCTTCCGTTCCCGCTTTGACTACATTATATCGAGGATAACCTGTCATTGGATCATTAGAGAAGAAATCTGGGGTCATTCTATCGAACCCCAAAAACATTTTGTGAAAATCACTAATGTTCATCATTTGCTTTGTCATTTTTATCTCCTTTTGCGCCCATTCGGTACGCAACTATGAGAGCCCTTCCGGTACTCTCTATTCTTAGTTACCGAGTTATAGAGATCGGACTCTAATAAATCTTTGTCAACTCATATCCTACTGGATTGACTACTTTAACCTCGTGCTTTCGCCCATCAAGATCAATAAATATCATATGAGTCTGTGTTAGTTTTTTAATTGCTTTACATCGGTAAGTTTGAGGGTCTGTGGTCGTTTCTTTATTTCCGTTATCATCCTCTGTTACTTTACCTAAAAAATATATCGTAAGTTCGAACTCCTCTTTTATCAGTGTTAGCCACCAATTTACTATTTTATTCCACATTGTCTTCTACTTCAATATATCCGTGGTCGATAAAATACTGGACCGTTCCTTCAATTCCTTCGCTTTTACCTAGTCTCCAGCAGTGTACTCCACAGCCAATGAGACAAAAGATAAATACTGCGATGTTCCAATCAATTATCAAGGGTATCTCCATTTCTAACTTGTTTAAGTAAGGTAAACTTCATTTTCCCACAAATTATATCAAAAGTGAAGTTGAATGTCAAGAAAAATTTTTCGGCACCACAAGCATGACTCAAAAAATAATACTTGACATTTTCCCCGTTTTGAACTATAATATACGCTATGAAAAAATATGATAAACAACCTTGGTCAACATCAGAGCGTCATGTTTTACGAGATTATTATTATGTTTTGGGAATGGAGCATCTGTTAGAAGTATTACCTGGACGCACTCCCAACTCAATACGAAAACAAGTAGCCTACCTAAAGAAACGAGGTTGGTACTTTAAAAAGGAACTACCAAACTTATGAATGTAAGTGAGCATTTCACAAAAGAGACAAAAATTCCGTATATTCTTGTGGACAATGTGCTTGAAGAAAATTTTCTACCGCTACTATGGGACGAGTTAAATTTTTTGAGCAGAGATTTAGACACGCTTGAAGCTGCTGACGGGGCTTCGGGCAGTGCTTCCAGAATAGATGAAAACGGGGAAAAGGTTCTGTTAAAAAACAATAAATGTTTGTTTGTAGATAGTTTTTATACAGACCATAAAAAATCTTCCGTGCTAAAAGTGGGACATAACGCTATCTTTAATGAAGAGTTTTTAACTCAAATAGTCCCGTTTCATCCGTGGTTTCGTTACTTACTTCAGAGTTGTACATTTAGCCCTCTACTAAGTTACTATGATAATGATACTTACTACGAGCCTCACCAAGATACTTCTGTCCTATCTGCACTTATTTGGTTCTACAAAGAACCTAAAAAATTTAGAAACGGAGAGTTTGTTATAGAAGGAACTGAAACGATTGAGTGTGTAAATAATCGTATGGTACTTATTCCAGGCACTGCAGTACACGAAGTAAAAACTGTGGAGCTGGATGAAAAAGATAGAGATTCCCGACTAGGGCGATATACTATTACACTTTTTATATCCCCCTCCGCGAACAGAGAAGAACCACAGGAAGATAATGAAAGTAAAGGTTAGAAACAATCAAGTAGATAAAGCACTTCGTATATTTAAGCGCAAGTGCAGCGAAGTCGTTTTCGAGTATCGAGAGCGAGAGTATTATGAGTCGCCTTCGGAAAGAAGGCATAAAGCAAAGAAAGCTGCCGTCAAACGAGAAAAGCGACGGCTACAAAAGGAGAATGAGAAGCATGGCAACAGACGGAAGTAACTTTGAATTAGTAGGCGACTTTATGGAAGCCTTCGGTCAACAGGTGCGTAATGAACCTATGTGGCCTGACTTTAACACTCGAGAGCTTCGGCTTGATCTAATTCATGAAGAGTTGGAGGAGTTGGAAGAAGCCATATCAAATAAAGATATGGTTGAGATTGCTGATGCCTTAACAGACTTACTTTATGTTATTTATGGAGCTGGGCACGCTTTTGGTATGGATTTAGATGCTTGCTTTCTGGAAGTACATGAAAGCAATATGAGTAAACTTGGTCCTGATGGTCGTGTAATTCGTAGAGAAGATGGAAAAATTCTGAAAAGCGAGAACTTTTTTGCACCAGATCTTGGCCCCATACTCGGGCTATGAAGAAGAAAGTAACCTTTAAACATTATAAAACAGGAAAAACACTAACAGTAGAGGGAATATTCCCTCCAGAACTTAATAACCCACGCTCTGATAGATATGTTGTACAAGCAGGACTTGTATTTGTGGATGTAATTAAGTCTACGGTGATTTCAATTGAAGACATCCCTTAAAGCCCTCCCCCTTGCTATTGCTCTCACTGCCTGTGGCGGTGGGGGCGGTAGCTCCAACCCCGCTGAGACCCCTGTAAAAACTGAGCCTCCTGCTCCCACAATTGTATCAGAAGAAGAGTATTGTATAGATACTACACTATACAAAGATACTACTTATAGTGATGGTACTGTAGAAAAACAACTATTAAAACAGAACGCAGAAGAATGTGGATATGTTGAGTATCCTGAATTTGGTACTCCTGTGGGAGAATCTTACTGCGGTAACAAAGCTGCAGACAGGTTTAGTGAGCTTTTATCTATTATTCAAGGACTGCGAGGAGTAGATCGTCTACAAGATTATGCAGATGGTGAGGGGGGTACTTACACTGAAAAAACTGTAAGTATTGACCAGACTTGTTTTGTTCAAATGGAAAAGCCTGCTGACTGCCCCACTACTCGATCTGATACTGGAGATTCCAGGTTTGACTATTTGACCTGTGATGGTATCAAGCAGAAAACTTCAGTGAGTTTTCCATATGAGCCTGGAGAAGGTAAGGCTATTATTGATATGCTGATCGTATTCGATAGTAACATTACTGAAGCAGATCGTGACGGTATGAGCATCAAAGAGTTTGTAGATAAGCAAGTCTATGAGTTAAATAAAATATATTTAAAATCTGAAGTAAATACTCTAGTGCGAGTAGCAGGAATTCAAACTGTTGAAGTTGCTCCTGGGGATTTATATAGACAGTATAGCGCATTTTTTAACTCTAGGTATGAGTTTCAAAGCTTAGATGATTGGCAACGAGAGACTAATGCTGATATGGCATTTTTATTTAAAAAGAGACCAGAAGATGCTATAGCTTGTGGAGTTGCGAGTCTAGACGCTACAAGAGGTTTAGATAAAAGTCGAGGTATTGCTCAGTGCTTTCACAATAGTGTATTTCAAGAAAATGCGACCACTCGATACTATGAACGTGCACATGAAACATTTGCACATGAGGTAGGACACCTACTCGGAGCTCAACATGAATATAGAGACGCAAATACGCCCGGTTTATTTGAATACTCGTTTGGATACAACATCGAAGGTTATAACGCCAATTCAGAGAATCCCGACTACATGGGAGCGTGGGGAGGATATGGAACAATCATGTCCTACGCAGACTTGCCCACAGGACAGTTTTCAAGCTACGATGTACGACGTGAAATACCGGAAACTGGCCAATCAGTACGTCTCGGGGAGGTGGGTGGATGTTTCTGTTTAGATCCAATTGAAGATCAGCCACCAGCAACTCATAATGTAAATACTATAATTCGTACTCGCTGGCTAATGAGTCAACTACATGAACATGAGCACGCTATTCAATTCTCTACTAAGCCTGAACGAGTTGAACTAGAAGAAGAAAATATTTGTTTGTTTTAAGAAAAAACCGAGACTAAGCTCGGTTTAGAAGAAGATTGTCGAGGGCATCGACACTTAGGTTTGAGTATATTTTATCTATCTCTATTTGCAGTATGCGAGGAGTGACCGTGCCAGGCATCTTTGTACTTCGTCGTCTTTCGAGTTCGTACTGTGCCGCTACTTCCGCTTTTCGTCCTGAGTTGAAAACACCGAGAACATATTTAAAGTCTTGCTTTCCATTTTCCATCGTAACTAAGTGCAGCTTTTTCATTTAGTTATCTCCCTCCTCTGGATTACATATAGTACACCAGCCTTCGTACTCTGTGTCTTTTATGTTAGTTTCACTCACATAAGGTTCTACTTGCTCAATAATAAAACCTTGAGTAGCAGTATCCCAGTGAAGTTCCATGTTGTAATATCTACCATCAATTGTTATTCTTTGTAACAACAAGGCATTCTGTGCCTTGTGAAACATGTCTATTGAGGTAAAATCAATTGTGCTAGGATCTGAAATAAAGTCTTTAAAAGCAAACTTCTCTACACAAAATTTACCTGTTACACACTTGAAACCACCTACAGTAGTGTACGCGCAAACTTCTAGATCATGATAACCTTCGGTAAAGTTTTTAAAGTTTACTGTTTGTGCCCACCCAGAATAACGAGAGTTTATAGCGTCTGGATATGCA